GCAACCATAGAAGCACCATTTACAGAAACTGCATTCAGGTCAGAGGATAAACCACGAATGGTAATATACCGACCTTCACCTTGATCATTCTCTACATTGATACCAGAGAGTCGCCGAACAGCATCTGCTGCAGTTGCATCAGGGAAATTACCTAGTGCATCTGAATCGACAACTGAGATAATGTTATCTGCCATCATTTGCTTATCGACGGCATTGATTAGATTTGCTCGAGAGCCTACTACTCGAACTTCTTCCATGGGTTCGTATGTAGGTGTATCATCTCGGTATTGAGGAAACGCTTCTACCACATCAGCAATATTTGCGTGTACTATAACAACTCTGGCCTTTTCTACACCCATCTCGGTAAGTGCATCATACCGATGGTGGCCATCAATAATGTAGTAATCATGATCGATTACTAGCGGTCTATAGGTATCTTGTTGAACCTTGATTAATCTTTTTTCGTGTTTTACCAGATCCTTTACACGTTGAGTCTGTACTGGCTTCAATTCTGCAACAGGTACAGTTGTAACCTCAATACGATCTGCAAATTCACTTTGTTCTAGTATGGCAATGTTTAGCTGTGGGAGTTGATTTCTATCATAGTGGATTTCTTCTGCTAGACCTAGTAATGGTATTAGTACCAAGGTCATTGCAAAAAGTTGTTTCAATTTCATACTTTGTTTCCTCTTTTTGTCCAAAAAAAATCCCCGTCGCGTTAGCGGCCGGGGGTTCTTTGTTTTCATATCTTTATTTAATCATTGAGGAACAAAAGTTTTATGAAGTTTGTGTTAAGATTGAGTTTCAATGATATGACACTTTACTCAAATACAGCTCATAAAAAAAGGGAGATCCGAAGATCTCCCTTGAAGTAGTCCCTTTAAAGGGCTTCTTGTTATTAGAACAAGTTTGTAACTCGTACTTTTCTGTAGTACTTGTTGACGTTGGCTGTAAGAGCACCAAGACCTTGAGAAGAGGCATCGCCTTGAGCAAATGGGTTTGCAACCATGCCGTAGCGAGTCTTGAATCCGATCTTGGGCTGGAAAGTGTTCTCGCCAACTGCACGAACCATCTGAAGAGGTACGTATGGGCAGTAGAAGAGACCAGCATCAAAGGCAGAAGAACCTTTGTAACCAACAACCATGTAGTTACCACCAGCATATGGATCGATGTATACACGGAAGCGACCGTTCAGAACACCAGCGAAGGTGTTACCAGTATCATCAACATCCAAAGCATTGGCATTGAGTGCAGGAGTGTGATCAAGTACACCGGCCATCTGAAGAGCAGAAGCCACATCAGAAGAACAGATAACAATGTTACCCTTACCGCGACGAGTTCCCTTAGCAATAGCGTTAGCTTCTTGCTCAACCTGGAACATCAGACCCTTGAACTTCTCAACAGACCAACGGCCGTTAGCATCAACGTCGAGATCGAAAACACCAGAGGCAGCAGTATTTCCAGCACCAACTTCAGCAGTGGTGTAGATAGTACGTACAACTTCACGGTTGATTTCAGTCAAGATCTCAGACTGGAGAATGTTAGCCAGTTCTGTTTCAGCATCCAGACCGTGAACAGCTTTCAGGTCTTGAGCCAGTTCAGTGGTGTACTCAGCCTTCAGTGCACGTGTCTTAGCAGCAACAGTTACTTTCTCAATAGAGAAGGCCATTTCTGCGAAGTCTGCACCAACACCATCACCGAGAGCTTCAGCAACGTTTGTTGCCATACCAGTACCAGTCTCAAAGAGAGTAGTATTAGCAGCATCTGCTACAGGGATCGTGCCAGTTTGAGTGCCTACACCAGAATGAGTGGTATCTGCTTCACCGTAACCAGTTTCTGCACCAGATTGAGTACCCTTACGAGACCGCATTGCGAAGATGAGACCTGTAGGACCAGTCATAGGCTGGACACCACAAATATCATATGCAATCAGGTTGGGCATCGCACGACGCACGAGAGAGATCAGGACTGGATCGTATCCAGCAACCGGACCAGCGTCAGTCGCACCAGATGTGAAACCGTCAGCGCCAGCAGCGTTGACAGGAGCTGCTTCAGAAAGAAGAGAGCTCATGTTTGCAGAAAGATCACCGGATTCTTGCAGCGCACGTTCTGTGTTCTCCAAGATAGTCGCGGTTACCGACTTTCTGTGTTGATCAGCAATAGGTGAAAAAGATTCGTGCTCTAGGATTGGCCCCCACTTTTCCACAAGCTTCTGATAGTTTGTCTGTGACATATTATTCTATCTCCTTGTTACTTAAATTAGTGTGTTACTGTTTATTTATAAAAACTAATTTCTTAGTTGCTTTTTCTTGCGTTGAGTGCCTCTACAAGAGCATTGACCGAAGAATAATCAGAAACAGGACGCTTAATTACTTCCTCTTCCGTAATGATTTCTTCCTCAATCACCTCATCCTTTTTCACAGCTGTTTCTGTAAAGAAAGATTCTTTAATGGTCTGGAGATTAGCAGAGTAATCTTCCAGATCACTTCGATCTAGTTTCTCAGAAAGAACAACTAGTCTTTCGCGTTGAGTAGCAGTCAGACCTTCAGTAATTTCCTCAAAGACTCTTTCAGCCTTCATATTGGTAATTTCTTGTGCCAAAGCAATGTTCTCATTCACGAGTTCATTTCTCTTAGCTTCTGCTTCTGCAACCTGCTCTTCCAAGCCTGTTACCACATCAACAGTCTCATCATTTACATCGATGTTGTGCTCTTCGAATAGATCCTTAAGACCAGTCATTAGAGATTCTGCCATTTCAACCTTAATACCGGCCTCGATAGCAATTTCGTTTTCCGACATCCACTCTTCAACAACATAGTCAAGATACTTGTCAAGATTTTCAACAATCTCGTCTACTTTTGCTGTCAGAGATTCTTGAAGCTCTGCTTCGAGTTTCTCGTTCAGATCAGTTTCGATTGCCTTAACTTTCTCTGTAACCTGCTCATTGACTGCGGCGTCAAAAACAACTGATACCTTGTTTTTGAATTCATCTGAAAGGTCGGCGCCTTCAAAGATAGAAGCAATTGTAGGATCGACTTCGGTAACAACCTCTGTCTCTTCCACAACCTCTTCAACTACTTCCGTAGTTACTTCCTCTTCCTGTGCGACTTCCTCAACAGACTCAACCTGCTCTTCAACAGTTTCTGGTGCGGCTGATAGAGTTTCCTCTTCAGCAACAACCTTGCTTTGATCATCTGCCATATTTAGTCTCCTTTTATGTAACAATTTAACTTGTTGCAAACTCTATTTATAAATCTTTTACTTTTGAAGCGTTCTAATGAATTTTTGGAACAATTTCGATGCAGTTTCCTCATCAACTCTGTTCACAATTCTATTATACTTCTTATGCACTTGCTTTGTGATTTGCTCAACCACTTCAGCCACTTCCTCTTGCTGTTGAGCAGGAAGCCATGCATTAGATGCAAGATCGTAATAGTATTCTACATTTTCCATAATGCCATTTACAAAAGCATTAGGAGCAGAAGGATCGGTAACGATGTCAACGGTAGCCAGATGGAAGTCTTTTTGTACTTCCATTACTCCATTCTTTGCCTTCACCGAACCCAGACCCCTGGTAGAAACACCAATCTTCACACCTTCATCAAGAAATGTCTTTACGATTTCACCCATAGGTGTACCAAGAATTTTGGCTTTACCATAAAAATTATCACCATCTCTCTTCATCTCAGTAATCAAATGAGATACTCTCTCACCATTGATTTGTGGTCCATCTGGATGACCAAGTTCACCTAAAGCTCTCTTCGTATCGATGAATTCCTTTTGATAACGCTTCATTTCATTTTCAAGGACTTCACTGGGATAGATACGGCCATTACGATTCTTGAGATTTCCCTGCATGAAAATTCCCTCAATGAAGAAAGACTTCTTGCCAGTTTCTTCGTTGATTTCAGAAAGGATCTCACAATTTTCGGTAATTTCTGTAATAAGCTTCATAAATTTACCTTACCTTTTTATTCTTAAATTGTATTTATAATTTTTCGATTACTGCGCATCGTAATAATTTTTGGACAGTTCACCTCGAATCTGTGTTGTCCCAGTTCGTCTACATTTAATGTAAGTATACTGCGTATTCCCGCCAGTTGGTGTAAACGATCTAATACCGGCCGTTACCGTACCATTCATATCATCATAGGTGTCTGGGTCCGCCGCAGTAGCAGCATTATCGTATTCCCAAAGACCATTTGAATTTGTTACGGCAACCCAAGCCATCACATACCTGCAGCATCAACGAAGGCCATGATTTCATCAAAGCCTTTTTTATCAGCCATCATTCGTGTTTCCATCTCTTTACGATTCTTTGGGCTGAGTGTCTTCATTACTGCAGTGATCGCCTTTGCGTTATCCATCGAAATCTTAACCTTAGAACCATCTTTCAATTTGAGGCTACCAGGCTTGAAGTTTGCTTCATCAAGATCATCCATCTTATCTAATAGCCAATCACGAGGATCTGTATCCAATCCACGAGCATATTTTTCAGCACCTTTACGATCACCCTTCTTTAGCATCATCGCAACTTTTAGCATATCTTTCTTGTCGATACCACCGTGCTTTTTAGCATATACTTCGATTTCTTTCCAAGTCTCTTCGTCTAGTTCTGCCTTATCAACAGCATCTACCTTTTTCTTGCCATATTTTTCATATGCCAATTTACGAAGCTTTTCTTTGAATTCTCTTCTGCGAGCATCGAGCTTTGTAATCTCTTCACCGTAGTATCCAGCCATCAGATCATCATCTGCATTCATTGATTGCATCTGGCCTTGTGCATAAGAATAAAGAGTCTTCATCATTGAATGGGTAGTGGCCATTTTATTCTGATACCATTCTTCTGGATCATTAACTCGATCTACGTATGCGGCAATTTCTTTTGCAGCATATGAGATAAACATGAGTTGTTGGCGCATCATTCTTTTTTCGTCTTGTGCGTCTTCGTAGATATCTTTGAAGCTCTTCATATTATTAGCCCTGCAGATCTTCGTGAAGCCTATCGATGATTAAATCCATCTCTTCGTCAGTCATCTCAAGCAAAGATTCTCCATATGCTTCTACGAGAATATCAGCAATATCTTCTTCTAAAGAGGATTCATTTTTCTTTGCCTTGGCAGCTGCAATGCGCTCCTTAGCTTTCTTCAATCTCTCACGATCTTTGTTTTTCTTTTCTGCTTTAGCTGCTCTCTTTTCAGCCGCATCTGCTCGACCAGAGGTGGACATTCTTTTGGCAGCCTTTTTGACTCCCTTGCCAATACCCTTTGCAATCTTACCGATCAATTCATCGAGCTGCTCTTCGGAAAGTTCAGAAATATCGTGATTTTCCAATATTTCTGCCTCGATCGCATCCCAATCTTCTTCGATAGATTCTTGCTTAACAGTATAAGCTTTATCATATGCGGCCTTATCTTGGCCGTCCATATAATCTGCCAATCTCTTTTTCTTCTGGGTCTTTGGCTTAATATCATCCCCATGACCTTCGGGATCAAGTACCTCTACAGAGTGCTGATCCTTAAATCTCTTTTCTTCGGGAGATTTTGGTTGTGCGTATTCGCGAAGTTGCTTGAACCGTTTCATTTCTGTGAGTCCTTTTTTATCTAATATGAATATTTATTAAATGTCTTCATCTTCGTCGGGGAACATCTCTTTTTCTGCTTCGATCTGATCCCTAATTTCTTCAAATTCTTCTTCACTCATCTGAAGAACATTACGGACAACCCATTGACGAGAATAATAAACACCGACCGATTCTTCCATTTCTCTAAGAGTAGTCATTCTTTCTCTAAGAATCTCGGCCTCTTTTAGTTCTTCAAAATAGTTGTCTCTAATAAAATCATAACGAATTTTATTTCTGATCTGGTCAAATTCTTCCGGTGACATTACACCTTTTAAGACAAGCTGTTTTTCCAATACCAGATTGAAGAACCAAGAAAATCTTGCTCTGAGCCTTCGAATGAATTTACTGAATTTCAATTCATCTCGTGTAATCTCAGATACACGACCAAATGAAACCATTGTCTCTGGTTCCAATCTGGTTAAAGGTACTCTCAACGCCTTATACAATTTACGTTGGAAATACTGTAAATTTTCATCTGTACTCAAGCCCTGTGCACTACCACCGGCAAGTGTATCTACTTCTGTGGATCTCTCACCACCTCGGCGAGGGAACCAAAAATCTTCAGTCATTGTCATCATCTTACGAGAATCTGCAATTTCACCAGTAGATGCATTGTATTGTAACTTGTTCTTGTGCCGAACCATCATATCACGGAGATACTGTTCTGCTTTATTCTTTGGCAAGTTACCTACATCAATATAGAAAATACGTCTTTCTGGTGCTCGTGTCAGTGTGTAAATGACCGTTGCATCTTCTAACATTCTCAATTGATTAAGAGGCTTGATAGAAGGATGCAAATATGAAAGGACCAATGAATTGTTTTCATTCATCAAGCCCGATGTAATCCTGGCAATAGAATCTTTCGAAATCTTATATCCGGTAGAAGAATCACCTGGGCCATTGCCAAACCCATTATCTGAATACAAATAGTATTCGTTCTTCACCTTTTTTGTGGGCATTCCAGACCATTCGTCCTTGCCCTTTTTATCCACCTCACGAATCAATTTAATTTTACGAGGATCTACGTATCTAAGTTCTGTGATCCCTTTCTTTAAATTATCATCGTCAATGATGATATGATAGTTCATTCTGCCATCAACATAAAATTTGCTGAACATATCATATGCATTATTAGTAAAATCTAACAAGCCGAGGACATTATCAAATTCCTCAGCTACCATTTTCTTTACTTTGTCTGGTAGTTCAGTATCTTCTAGTACAATATCGACAACTTTTTCGTGCGTGTCAACATTGATTGCTTCGTTGACAACCTCATCAATAGCCTGAGCAATCTCAGGCTGCATGGCCATACCCCTATATTTCGTGACGAGTTCGGACTCGGTTTTAGCCGAGCCCTCTAAATCGATTAATGTATTATAGAACCCACCAAGGGCACTACCAACAGTAATCGCACCGTCATCGTTGAGAGGTTCAGCAAAAGAGACCGGTACCTCATTGGCCTCTTCTGCTTCTCGTTTAATCTCAAAGCCAAAAATCTTCATTATTTAAATTCCTCAATAATCAATTAGCTTGTAGGAATGCCGGTTACGCCTTCAACTCTCCAAAAATCATAACTGAATGTTACACCGAATTCCTCAATAGCATCGACTGTACCCCAATCCATTTCAATCTGGTCGATTGAAACAGGGAACATGCCTTCAAATACATACGATCTAAGTGGATCTCCATCTTTACTAAATTGCGTAATGATAGCATTTGACTTGTAATCTTGTGGCAAAGCTCTTACGTTGCTATCATGGGTATTGATAGCATTAGACCATGCTTCCATAGCATTTCTAACCGCAAAATCTTCATCGTTGATTACTGTGATTGTCCAATCTTCAAATGTTCGATCTCCTGCGTACTTGATATTCCGACCAAAGTAGGGCACCTCATATTGTCCTACAGTTGAGCCTGGAATACCAGCCGCTCGTACCATAAATGGAACTTTAAAGTCAGCGGCCGGATCTACAGGATTTAGAATCTGAACTTGGAAAAGAGTTGGACGAGCACCACCGCCGACAAGCTGTGATTTAAACTCGTTGATATTAAAACTCATATTCGTGTTCTCCTTTTAATAATCTTATTTATTATGTAAGCGCGCCGACTATCTCTTCAAATTCTACACCGCTCCTAGTAGCCACAAACGTGAGTTCGATGACGTTGATGGATCGTGCAGGCTTGATAAAGATATTTGCTCTGAATTTGTTCTGATCAATTACTGTAGGAGTATTTACGGTAGCATCAGAAACCACTCTGAAATCGATGATTCCTCTTCTACCTTGGATATCTCTCAGGAACGGCTCAACAATGTTTCTGAACTGTGTCTGAGTGAATTCATCATTCAATTCAAACAAGAAAGATTGAGCTGCATTAGCAATAGCCTTCTCAACAGCAATGAACAATCTTCGAACATTGAGTCTATCGAAAGCACTAGTCGAACCAAGACCAGTCTTATCACCAAAGAGGACAATCCCTTGACCAACCTGTGACATTACAGGGTTAATATCTGCGCTGTAAAGTTGATCTCTCTGAGCCTTATTTGGATTGAAAGCAAGCTTGATAACATTTTTCACAACGCCCTTTCTAAATCCAGCCGGAGACTCATAAGGTTCTACCCTAGATGAAAGTCCAGCCATGTCGCCGTTGAGAGGTACATATCGGTACTTGTCATTGTACTTGTCGTATCTGTACTTGTAACCAGAATCCATGAACCAGTAAGAAGAACTCTGTAGCTTATTGCGATATGCAATAGTATTTGTCATCTTAGCATTGGTTCTTAATTCATCAACAACTGCTTCTTTCGATGGAGAAAGGAATGCCACACAGTCTTTTCTGTAATCAGCAATATTACTAATGATGTAATTTGCCAGATTAGCACTGTTATCGCCTTTACCTTGAAGAACAAAGGAAATATCGATCTCATTAGAGTTCTTGAATAGGTCGTAACCACCAGCAAGAGCGGCAAGAGATGTTGCTGCCTCTGTGGTTCCATCAGTACCACCTTCAAGAAGTTCATATACAGATGCCGTTTGAGCTTCAAAGTGAACAGTATTTGCAACCTTCACCCAAGAAGAGAAGTTATCAATCACATCTTTATAGTAGTTTGTTCTACCATCAGGAAGTGTTGCAGTCGGTGATGTAGATACGTTCTCATAAATTTCTACTGCCGATCCAAGATTACCAGTAACACTACCAGTAGAATCGATTACTGCAACGTGGTAATTACCAGTATCTGGAGCCTTACCAAACAGATTCGAATGCTTCCACTTAACTGAAAGAGACAGGCTGTTAGGTTCGGTTTCTGCAAGTGTGTAATTACCACTCGTTGTGAATGTATATGTGTAATATCCATCAACAATATTCGTGTTTGCAGTTGGGTCTAAATCAATCTCGTTTGCTTCTCGAGTTACAGTAGAAATGGACAGTTCTTGATAGCCTACTGAATCATTACCGATTACAAGAGTATCACCTGGCATGCCAGTAACATCATAGAAATCAGTATTACTAGATGTGGTAAACTGGAAAGAGTTGGTATTAAATGCAAAAGTTTGATCTGTGGGTGCAACGATTGAACCAGAAACCGCGCGGGTATCCGTTGCAAAAGGGTTAGAAGCAGGAATATCACCAACACCAAAGAGTGCTGCCTCATAGCTGCTATCTTTTACATACGAAATTTCAATACCATTCGCAAGAGCACCTGCATATAGACCTTCAAATGCACCATATGTTGTATTAGCAATATCAACACTACCTACGGAACCTGGTGTCTGACCGGCAATGTAACCGGGGGCAGCAGTGTTAGCGTAAGCAGTTGCAGAAGTATGCAGTACAACGTCGGATGCATCTGCTGTTTCAGCTCCATTATCTACACGTGCAACCCATAGGGCATTTGCATATGACAGATAATCTGCTGCAACAAAGAATGTCTCATAATTGTCATCGGTAGGCTTACCGAAGCGATTTACAAGATCATTTTCCGATGAACATAGAATTGGTTCGTTAATAGGACCCCATCTAAATACACCGGCAACAGCGGCAGGTGGTGTTGCGATGGCTGGTACCGCGGCCGATGCGTCCACTTCTCGAACGATTACGGAAGGACTTACGGAAAAAGCCATATTTTTCTCCTTTAATTATTATCGTATTTTAAAAAATTTTCAGATATCTTCACTAACTATATTTATAAAATACCGGACTTACAGGATTTGCCAACCTTCCCGGGCATCTTGCCACACGGACATCTCATCATCACTTCCATCGTCAATAAAACCAAAGGGTAAAAGATCTTGTTCAATTTGCTCTTCCGTTCTTTCCCTTAATTTCATAAGGGTGTTTATATCAGTCATCTCTTTGAAGTAGTTCTGATCTGATAGCCATGCGAATAAAACCAAATTCATAACCAAATCATCATGAGCGCCGGATTCGGCTTCATATGAGGATCCTTTTTTCGAAAATCGGGACAATTCCTGTATTGTGTTAAAATCTCGTAAAAGCAATTGGTCTTGTTCGATCAACATCTTTAAGATCGTACAGCCAATTGATTTCACACTTTTTGTTGTTCTCACACCATTATCAACTTTCTTCCCAAAACCACTTGATATTCTCTTTCCTGTTCTTCCTGCGTTCTCTGTATACAAGAAATTCTCATACCCATAATCCATAGTAAGAACATCAGAAACTTGCTCACCAATGTCGTTGATTTCTATAAGTAATGCAGCTTCATTATAGAGTAAGCCTACCCTATATATAACTGAGGCAAAATCAACAGGCCCGATCAGATTATCCCTGTAAGTACAAACCTGTTGGTAGGGCATTTCAGTGATATCAATAATATTAAATGTAGAATAATCAAGACCTTTACCTCTTGATACATCCACAGTCATTACATAAGTGTGGCCTTCTTCGGCTTTAATATACTGGTAAAGGCCTTCATTTTCTGCAATAGGTCTAGAGTATGCCAGATTTTTTAGTTTTGAACCATCAATCAGGGTACCAGAACTACCAAGAAATTCACAGCAATACTCTTGTCTAAATTTTTGTTCGTCAAAATCTAAGGCTTCGAGGGTTTCTTGTCTCCATTTTTCATCACGACCTGGAACATCATCCCACATTACCTTGGTAAATTCATAACCGTTTGTACCCTCTTCAGCACCCTTACAGGTTTTCCAAAAATGGTTCAGACCATTGGGAGTAGAGGTCATCATCAGCTTTGTTGACTCACCAGATGAAATTGTAGGATAGACCGATGCGAAGAAATCATCGTAGCCTTCGATAAAAGCGACCTCATCAAGGTAAAGGAATGAAATAGATTTACCTCTAATGGCACTTGATGAAGTCGTTCCTGCGTATATCTTACAGCCATTTTCTAATGAGATACTACCTTTATTCCATTCTTCAACGCCTTGTTGCATCCATTTGGGCAATGCTTCATATGCCAATTGCACACGGCTCAATACTTCTCTGGCAGAATCACCTTTATTTGCGAGAATGGCTACTGTTTTATATTCATTAAAAAGGATATAATGAAGAATCACTGCGACTGCTGTAGTTGTCTTACCTGACTGACGCGCAGTGAGGACTGCCAATCTTCTATGGTCAGTAATTTTATTGACGATTTCTTCCTGATAATCATATAGGTCAAAGGGGACTAGCCCCTTATCAACATGAACAATTTTGATATATTTACAAAAATATACAGGGTCGTTCATACACCTCATATATTCTTTTAGATTCTCGGGTGTAAATTCTATCTGCTCACCAATCTTTTTGAGATTGGTATTGCCCAGATAACCAGTTATCATTCGCTTCCATCCTTCAACATCTTAAGAAGATCTGCCGTTGAAACGATTAGATTGTTATTTGTCACCTGATTTTTACTTGGGTTAGCTTCTTCCCTTGCATATCTTTTCTTGGTAGACATTTCGACATAATCTTTATTTGCATCGAGTAACGTCTTCATAAGAGTTGATACGACTTCGAATGCTCTGGGTGATTCGGATTGTTTCGCAATCTCTACCATTTCTTTTACCGAATCATCACCGAGATTGATAATATTTTCGATATTCCTTTTTGCAAGTTCAATATCTGCTAGATTTTCCTCGGCCTCTTGTGTTACGGCCGGCAGACGGTCTTCGCCATCAAAGGAATTTGCGGGTAGTGTTTCTTGTACTGGAGCAGGTTGATTTACCACTTCTAATTCAGATTTGATTTCGTCAAGATCCCTAATACCAAGTGTCTCAGCAATTTTATCTTTCTTTGGCATTTTCTCTTATCTCCTTCTGGCAGACTCTTTTTCTTAGATCGCTAGTAGAAAACCGATGATCTCTTTTATTAAAGAATAATTCGATATTTCTGCTTTGACATATTTCTTTGCCAGTGAATTCTAAATTACGATATTCATCACCAAGAATACGAACATCAATGTGGTACATTTCAAGTATGTCTTTCAGATCCAATTCAGTTTCATAAGGAATAATTTCGTCCACATATTGCACGGATTTCAGCTGTGTATACCTTTCAACCAATGTCTGAATTGGTGCGTTCTTTTCCAGTCTATCTAGTGAAGGATCAACCTGGAGGCCACATATCAGATAATCACATTGAGATTTAGCATCCCGTAACATTTGTATGTGACCTGCATGCAGTAGATCAAATGTAGAACAAGTAAAACCTATTTTCATAATATAACTCCATCATTTAAGAACCATCATCAAGTGTGACTATGTAATCCCAGTTATCATCAAAGTCGATCAGACTATAATCTACTGTATTGCTTAGTATCGTTGTGGGTTGACCATCAGAGGTCATGCCCGGCTGAATTGTGATTTGACCATCGGGTCCTTTTGATTCGGGTGGATCCATAGAGGTCCATTCGCGAATATCCACAAATTTGATAATCTTCTTTTCTCTCTCTGGGCCAAAGAACCATGCCTTCATTGTAAAATTAAGTGTGTAAAGGATACTGCGTCTTTCTGTAAAATCTGCTTCGTATAACTCTTCAGTATCTACACTATTTAGTATCAGAGGCACATCGATTGGCTCAATTCCATCGATCAATCTTACCGTACTCGTAAATTCTGGATTAAAGAACGGAAGAATCTGCTCTAGTAATTTTACTGCATCTTCGTTATATTTGGCCATTATATAGAGTGAGAAATCTAAATTATACGGAGTGCCAGCATAGATGAAATTACGAGCCCCCGTAGACTCGTCTTTGGTGATCTTTCTTATCTTTCTCGTGGGTGAAATCTTTCTATCAGGATCATACGCCATAGATGTGAGTTCAAATGACATTCTAGGTAAAGTGATGCCTGATTTATTTGCGAATTCTGGGTCTTGTTCAAGTCTGGCCAAAATCTTTTGAAATGGTGCGTATGAGATAGGCACCACCATACGCTGAATTGGAGTGCCTTGAAGATTCTGCCTTTCAATGGTCAACTGATTAAAATATGTACCAAAGAGAGCTACATATTTTCTGGTCGTTGAATTGTAAAAATAATTTGCGATTGCCATTTAAGAATCCTGTATCTCAATGACCTCACTGAAGGGATCGATTTCAGTAAAGTCAATGATTGAATCACCCTCTCTTTCATAGAAAAGGTTTCTTGCAATCGGATCGGTGTTGGCCAATCCAACGAGAGTCGATGCGTTGTTTGCCCCGACAGTAGTATATGTATCAGTAATAATGTCATCAAAATAAGCGTCAATATTGTCTCGGCCGGTTCTGAAGATCTGATTGCTGTATTCGATCAATTCACACACGATATCGAATACCTGTAAGGCACCGGTCTGATAGAATACACTTTCATGTTCGACGTTTTTGATTTCGAACATTTTACTATTCAATGGGAAGAATATGAGATCGCCTTCTCGAGGTCTTACAATGGTATTCTCTTCACGGGTAACATATTTTTCAAATGTCCGATTGGCCACACTCAGGGTCATTTGATCACGAATTTGAATACCAAACTTAGATAAGAAATCACCCTCACCTTCGAAACCTTCCACATTCTTGACGTAGGATTCAAATTCGAAAACCTGATCATAAATGGGTGTGTCGTCTTCGTTGAATACAGAATCCCGAGAGCCTATAGTTCTGCTGATATACAGAACATCGACTCCATACATTTTAATTGATTCGATTACTAGATCATCAATTAAATTCTGTTCATTGAAGTTATCATAGTTTCTGAAGAATACATTGGTGGCCATGATTTACCCAATAAAGTTATAGGTCAGGGGCTGTAGACTTGTGGTTGCTTCTTCTTCCATTCTTTGTCTATCTTCTCTCGCCTCTGCTAGAATTTGTTCTCCGTTAAAGGATACTCCACCCACAAGCTGCATGCCTGTGAATTTAGTAAGATTAAGCCCCCACTGTTCTCTCACAAGGGTTGCTGCATAATTTTGGAGCCATCGATCACCCCAAACATCTGGGAATGAATTGGGATCAATGATATCATAAGCTTCAATAACTACATAATCACCTACTACCAAATGATCTTGCTCTACATCGATGAACAGTCTATTTACGTGCTTATTATAACGAATTAATGGTCTACCCACCAGAATCTCTTGCAGAAATTCAAGGTGTTGCATTGTCATATAATAATGCTGAACATTATAGCCGGTAATGTCTTCCAAATTATTCAGTACAAATTGATATTGTACATTGAACATTCCAGCACCGGTAGATATTGACGATGATAGGTCGAACACCTTTGAAATACCAAGCAAACCCTGGGGCAAGGTAATGTATCCATTATCTTTATCTGCTTGTGTGATTTGATGTTTCAGGTAAACTAATTGGCTTCCATTATAATGGTAATCTCGCCAATAGGAAATTGCTTCATCAACTCGATCTTCTACCTGTTCTTCAGACACGTTAATTTCGATGACAGGAGCACCGAGCTTTCTCATCGTATAATCTATGAATTCTTGTCTTGAGGTAGGCTGTGGCATGTTTTCTTTTCTCTAATCGAAAATGTTTATCTCTATATTTATATGTCGTAGGTGTCTGCAATTTCTTCTGGTACTGGATACACTTTTCGTAAAACCGTTGGATCTGAGGTCACCTCATACCGATCTGGTGTATGCTCTTCCACATTTACAATCATATTCAAAAAAGTATCCTGAAATTGGTCGCGGACAAAATTTTCTTCAAAATCATTATGATCTTGAGTGTCCCAAAGTGTAATCAGTTGATAAAAGTTTTTTCCGTTAACATCCCCTTCATATGCTTTAACATGAATTTTAAGGGATCTAGTACCTATTTTATTTGCCATATCTATTAACCTAAACCTGTGGGGAGGAGCCAACACTTGCGTTAAGATCTATATCCACCGAATTGGACGTTGCCGTAAATGTACCGCCCACTGAATCTATAAGTCTTATTGTTAATTCAACATCACTTGCATCGACGGCTGTACTATTATTACCTAAATTAGGATTGGCCTTGGCCATCCATCCAAATTCCCGCGCACCGGGGGTAGTCGGAACACTATAGTAAGTATTTGTTGAAAATCCATCGTTAGTAGGCAAAGGTCCAAATGCCCCTCCCGAGTAACACGTTCCAATACAAGAATGTGAGGAAACATTATATTTAACATCAAGAGACGTAATATTACTTAAACCGGTGTAATCAACGTAATCAGTAATAATAATAGCCTGTGTTTGTGATCCACCTCTATGTGATTCAATTTTTATTCTGTTATTAGAAGGCTCATGATCAATTTCATATTTTATATAAGCTTCAACAAAACCGGCTTGTCCGGATTCGCTCTGAATGCCACCAGTAATAGAAAAAGAAGAGTCCATGCTTGCAGCAGTCTTCGATGTATCGTTAATCGTGCAATTTCCAGAGGTCCCACTTACTGATGTATTGTTTGGACCAGCAGTACCAGACACATACACTTTGAATTGTTCGGGTCCTTCAGTAAGATTGTCAGCGACTGGACCAATGGTAACTGTTCCCGTATTGCTGTTTATCGTAACAGTACCAGATATTGTTGAGCCAGAGAAATCATCAGCAGTTAAACCAGATCCACTAAGCGGAGGTGTAGTACCACTGGTGGTTTGGATCTCCCAAGCTAATTGAGTGCCATTCGGAACGTTAATTGTGGTAATATCAAAATCGCCAGTTGCTCCTTCGTCGATTGATGAAGGTCCAGAAACAGAGCTAATAGAAGGTGTTTGAGACGTACTATATAGTGTAACAGTATGAGAAGTTTCACTAACAGATGTACCGCCCGCAGAAGTGCCAGAAACAGTGAAAGTAAATGTTTCTGCAGATTCACTAACATAATCTTCAACAGCTGTGATTGAAATTGAAGCTGTGGATCCACTTAACGTCGTCGTACCTGACGTAGCAGTAAAGTCAGCAGCTGATGTTGAACCATGATTAACTGACCAATTCAACGTTGTACCACTATTAAATCCAACAGCAGTGATAGTCCAAGTCATCGTGGCGAAGTTTGTTTCGTTGCCCTGAACTGGCGTACTAGAAATAGCTAAACTAGGTTCTGTAGAACTATCATCAATTGTAATTGTTCCCGACGTTATACTTACAGGAACAGATACTCCCGCGTCGTTTGGATGAGCTGCATTACCATCAACCGTGATAGTAAATGTTTCATCGCCTTCAGTCGTTTCATCTTCGTTTACCGCAAAGGTTATTGAAGCCGTATTATTATTTACAGTCGTAGTAATAGCGCCGGTTGTAGTTGTATCAAAATCGGCCGAGGTTACACCGGATCCATAGTTATATGTTACGTCTAAAACTGTACCGTTAGGAACGTTAGCCGTCGTTAAAGTATATGTGTTAGTGCTTCCATCTTCGTATACTGTCGTTGGACCACTTAAACTAACCATTCTCGGTGTTTTATCGACGATAGTAACTAAAATAGTTTGTGCATTAATACTAGGAGTAGACGGATCTGTTACAGTTACTCTAAACGTTTCGCTACCTTCGCTTGCAACAGTATCTGCTTTAATAGGAACATTAAAGTTTCCTGTCCCAGATCCGGAAGAAGTTGCAACTATGACAGTACCACTTGTACTATCAAAATCTTGCGCAATAGTGCTTACGTGTGAAATGGCCCAGTTAAATACTTTGTTACCATTCGGATAATCAAGCGTATCTACGATAACATTAAGATTATTTCCTTCTTCTACTGAGCTTGACGAAACACTAAGAGAATCAATTCTCGGTGAAGCAGCATCAACGACATATTGCGAGCCAGACGTTTTAGAAATAGACGTTGAACTAACTGTGCCCGAAACTGTAACTGTATATTCTTCTGTTCCTTCGTTTGACGCGTCTGTTGCAGATTCAACAAAAAAGGAACCTGCGTTACTATTAATCGTAACTGTTCCAGACGCAGTCGTCCAATCAGCACTTGATGTAGTTACATTATTAACGGTCCAGTTAAGTGAAGTACCATTAGGAACATTAACCGTCACAACATCAAATCTTTGCGAAAGGCCTTCTACATGAGATGTTGAACCGTCAGGTAATACACTAGTAATCGATGGTGTTGATGGCGGCGGAGGACTTTGCGACGTATCGACAACAGTAATTGTTCCAGTAGTACTCGACGAGCTCGTCGGAGTGTAAGTAACAGTAACTGTAAATGTTTCATTACCTTCAGTTGTCGAATCAGCTGTTGCGGTAATATTAAACGAAGCACTATTATTATTGACTGTTGCTGTACCCGACGTAGCAGAAAAATCAGCAGCTGATGTTGTACCATGATTAATTGACCAACTAACTGATTCGCCATTTGCAATATTAGAAGTAGTTACGCTAAAGGTTTCCGTTGCGCCTTCATTAATTGTGTTATTAGAAGTAACACCTGAAACTGCACCTGACGCGGGCGGAGGAGGTGGACTGCTACCGCCATCATAAGGATTAGTCCCAGAAAAAATACCGTGGCCAGCTGAATGTGGTAAAGTCATTTCTTTTTCCTACTTGTTATGCACGACAAATTGATCAACAACATAAGTATCGTTACCCGTCGAGCCTGAATCTGGTCCACTTACATCAAGCGAATAAACAGATATTGCTTGATGATTTGATTCAATTGAAGTTAATTCTTCTTGGTAATATTGCTGAGTACTTGGATCAAACTTAACAAGAGTGTCACCAACTTCAAGTTGAGTAAGATTTAAATTTGGATTAATTGCTTGGCCTGCAGCAAGATGTACACACTTCCACCCATCTGTCGTCAAAAAAGGATGACCACCTGTTACAAAAAAATCAGATCCATTGAATGAAATGAGCGTCGTAAATCCATCTGTTTTTCTAAATTCTATAATTTGGTTGACTACGTTGTCATTGCCTTGCACATATCTTGCAATTGAAGTGTCGGCTTGATATGTATTGTATGCTTGTTCCATAGAAACGTTTTGCATATTGCTGCCATCTGAATCAACCATAGTAAGTAGTGAATCACCTATAAAACATTCTGATACTGCTGAAGCAATCGCGGTACCAGAAAATTCTGCTACTTTAGTGTCTGCATATCCAGAGGCTCTTACCCAAAAATCAAAATACCTATTATCTGTTTGATTGTCGGTTCCGACCCCTCCAACACTTGCACTAGCATCAAATGATTGGTTGACTCCTACGCCAGAAGATCCAGTTGTAATCCATCCACTATCTAATGATCCCAAGCTAGATGTTGACGTAATTTTAACAGCCGTCGGTGTAGTCGTACTCGTGTAAATTGTTGACCAGCTGCTAGTAAGACTTTGAGACTGTCCTGCACTATTATACCAGTTTGCGATATCGCCAAGATCATACCTTACTTGGATTCTATGACCGGTGGCGGTTCTTTCAATTCTAAATGTTCCTTTAGATTGATCTGAAGCTAGACCACCTTGAGTATTTTCATCGAATGCAGAAATGTAAGCTAATACACCGCTCGCTTCCTCGCGACCCGTAAAACTTCCGGGCGGGACGGCAGTTGATGTTTGATTCCAAGGAATAGCCGATACTCTAATATTTGAAGAGTCTAAACAAATACCAAAAACGTGCCAATATTGCCAATCGTTCCAAGATGGTTCAGTATCATCTTCCCAACGAATGTTCATTGCACCTGGCTCTGAAGAAGAAAAATCTAATGTGTGTGCGGTACCCGATGGATTACGATCAATAAGCAAATTAGATACAAATCCTGCAGACGCACTCGAAGCTTCGTAATAAAGTGTCATATTATTGCTCATGTCTATACGTTGACCATTTCTATTCGATTCGCCCATTGAATGATCAAAAGCAACAAATGACGTGCCACTAATTGTGTTGGTGGCAAATATTCCCTGAAAAGGATCATTAGTTGACACACCATATACGCTTGCTGTCGTATCTGTAATATTATCTAAATATGGTGTTGAAAAATAATTTCCAACTACTGTTGATGAACCTACCTTTATAACCATTACATTATCTCACGTATTATAGCCGGCTGCCACTGCTCTCACATAAGTAGCGTCCCAACACCACATTGAAATATGCCAATATCTGTGATCTGACCAAGTCGGCGTCGTGTCATTTGCCCACTCTACGTTACCCGAAAAAGTAGGTGTATATCCAGCAGTATTTGTATCGAGTAAAAGAACACTGTTTCGACCAACCCCCTTGTTAGATTCTGAAAACGTAACGTTAGATGACATTGTACAAGTCATAACCGGCTTAGCAAAATTAATCGCTGTACTAATTGAAGTTACTGTTGGGTGGAAGTCTGTGTATTTGCCAGACGCGCCTGCGAGATTTTGAAGAACTCGCGAGTCATTGATTACTGTAGTCGATGCTACCTTAATTGCCATCTTCGTCTCCTTGGACTATTAGCATTTATTTTATTTATTTCGGGTTATACTGAACCTATTCTTGCTTCTGCATATGCTTGAACAGTATAAGTTACTAATAACGTATCTGCATATCCTTGTGCTCTACCCCAACACTCTACAATTCTATTAGCGCCATTTTGTGTTGAACCATTACCCTGTGATTCGTATTCTCTAGCAGAAAGACAAAGCAATTCATAAGCTGCTTTGTCTCCAGTATTAGTTACAGAAAACCACGGAATGTTTTGATCATCATAAGGTGTCGTCTGCGTCGCGCCTGGCGCTCGCAATCTATCTTGTGGGATCGCCGAAAATCCATCACCATTATGATCTACTTCACGAGTAGTTAAAACAAATTTAAATGCATCAAAGCTTACACTATTATTTTCATATAGTGTATATTCTGTTTGTGGCGTCGCTTCCTGAAATTGATTAGATGTATTAATCCAATAATCCTCATCCGCAGCAACACCGAATTCGTTAGTATCCGGCGTTAAAAAATTAATTTCCATTCCGTTTGCGGTTTTTTCCATTCTAAGATATAATTGGCTTGTTGAATTAAGAAAAAGCGTGGTGCTTGCGGGCTCGACCTCAAAATCAGATGTTAACACCGCAGCATTATTTGAATCCCACGTCGTTTCACCGCTCGGAGTTGTCCTTGCAAAATTTGTACCAGCTGGAATATTATTACCACTACCAGGATCAAAGCTGGGTTTCATCATTGAGCCAATAAGATTAAAGGTGTGTGTTAAACTCAATCTATTATCTCCTTTAGTTAGGCCGGCGAATAGCTAATAATTGAATGTCAGCAATGACTGGATCAGTCGTTGGTGCGCCTGTAGTATTACCGACAGTTTCATAGCTACCTAAATTACAAGTAGAAATAAATTGACCTTCATCACACGTAATTCTTATTGACAAATTGTCGTCAATTGATGCTCCCCAAGCAACTCCAACGCGGCTTTGCCATGGACCACCACCATACGGGTTCGAATGCATTGCTCCAGCTTTCCAAACGAGTCTTTTGAAACTGCCGCCAAGACTAGATCCATCCCACGAGCTTGGAAAAAATGAATACCACTGATCTGGTAAGTATTGCCGACCACCTGATGCTGTTTGATCGTCTAATTCGGGAATAGGCCCTGGACCGTGACGTTTAACGAATTCCTCTGGCGATTTTTTTGTGTCTCCAGGCGACCATCCGGTTTCAGCCGTGGGTGTGTGATCCCATTCTGCATAAGCATCGGCATACTTATATTTAAACTCTATGTCTGATATATTTGTTAAATTTGTATAACCTACATAAACATCGTTTGCTATTTGCGGAGTTTGATCGTCAGAGTGCGCGAATCTGACATAAATTCTATTATTTGACGTGTCATGCGCAAAGTAAATTGATACTGCTGTGAATACTGTCTGTCCCACACCTGCTTCAACTTGTTTATTAGAATATCGCCAACCGGAAGGTTTAGAAAAAGTCGGCTCAAACGCCGCTCCGCCTGGTGCTTCACCATTAACACCACTCCAAACAAAACCAATTGCGTTACCAGTAACTTGAGAACCGCGAGGGCAAGTTAAAACAATTTGCCAATATCTCCAATTTGTCCACGTAGGTTCAGTAGGCCACTCAATTCCTGCAGGAAATGTTGGTTCGTGCAAATCTGCACCACGATCAAGAAGAAGCATACAAGTTGTGCCTGCCGAAATTCCAGTAAGACCAAACGTAGTAGGCGCAGTCATAGTATGTCTTGTCATAGGAACAGACATATTGATTACGGTTCCGCTTAAACCACCTACAAGTCGGGCGTGCAGCCCATCGTAGTTACCGTCAGCGCCGGTTATATTATCGAATTCGCGGCTGCTATTGAGTACGTCGCTTGTACCTATTTGAATTCCGGCCATGGTTTTACCTTAAGGAGAGTAGTTTACTATTATACGTACAAAAACAGATGCTAATTGTTGTTGATTAGACGCTCTTCTAATATAAAGTGTTCCGGAAACCGAGTTATTCTCACCACCTTGGCTACTATCTTCGATTCCCCATTGACGAGTTGTTCCAAGATTAAGCCAGCCATTACCTGGCTCTTGGCCTTGTATCCAATCTGCCTCGGGCAGGGATGCAGTGTAATCCCATTTTACGTCATAATCGGAAGCGCTCCCCGAATATAACCACGTAGCAGGACTCGATAAGTTACCAAAAGTTGCTGCACCTCCAGTACCAGAAGCAGTAAAGGAAGCTTGTCCATTGCTACCCATTACAAATGAACCGCGCGCGTAACCTCCAAGATTACCTCCGCTTGAATACAATTCCCAAGGACCATTAGGTAAATCTACGTCTGGGGCGGGAGGAGATGTTCCTCCAGTCGAATTAAACCCACTGGCAATTCCTCTTACAACACTCCCAGACCATGCAACAAGAGCTACTGTCCAATAACGATAAGTGCTCCAAGCAGGAGTCGTGTCTTCTGCCCAGGCTATGTCGTTAAAGGTAGGTGTGTGACCATCTAAGTCCATTGTAATAATGGCAGTTTTACCTTCGGTTATATTAGACAAAGAAAACGTCGTGTTTCTATCAAGCCCAATGCTCGAATATGCGTTAGACATACTCAAAGTTACTGAGCTTGCTGGTGTAAGATTAACTACGTTTGGTTGGAAATTGTCGTAAAAGCCTGTGCCACCGGCAATAGACTGAAGCTTAAAATCATTAGTGATAACGGCAGTGGTGCCGATTTCAATTGCCATCTTCGTCTCCTTGGACTATTAGCGTTTTTTCTATTTATAAGTTATTTATATCAATCTCGTCGTTCAATATCTTCTTCTTTGAGCTCTTCGCCCATCCAAACTTCTACGACTTTGGCATCTACATCTCCAATATTAATGGCTTTATGCCACGTCCACATAGGGATGTCTATACTATCGCCTTCGTTATAGATCTTAGAGATCTTATCTCCGTTAGGAAATTCTAAATTCATGCGAATAGTTCCATCGACGACATGCCAATGCTCTGATCTCTGGAAGTGGCGTTGATCGCTGAGGGCTTTGCCGACTTTAAAAGAAAGCTCTTTAACCGCCCATTTTCCATTTTGATTGAGAACTGTATATGTTCCCCAGTCACGTTTAACTGTAGGTTGTGACCATTCTTTTAATATCCAGCTCGATGAGTTTTTCTTATCGTCTCCACCAATACCAAAGACAAATTCAACATCGTCGTAAACCATTTCTGGGATATTATCTTTCGTGCGGTCACCGCCATTTGCAAAAATGATTTGCGGACTTGGTACTTTAAAGTAATCTTTTACGTGTTGGATTGCATCGATTGCCGTATCATCGCTATCATCAAAGCCAAAAGTATATGCTATACCTTTAAGACTTTTTACAATTTCTCTGCGCTCATTGAACGGCATGAAATAGCGACCCTTTTTTCGCTTGAGCCATTCATCACTATTCAAACCGACACAAAGAATATCACCTAATTGTTGTGCTTCTTTAAAGTAAGCTATGTGACCGGAATGCAATGGATCGAATCCTCCGGTCACAATTACTATTTTCATTCGACAAACTCCGATGCATTTTGCAAATAATTCGTGTCCATCATATAATCCCATACGAAATTGATTTCTTTTTGAGACCACATATGTTCGGGGACGCGGTTAACAAAAGAAGAGTGAACCCACCAATCTTCAAATGAAGTAGTAGGTGAAGAAGCAACATCATTAACTACGAGTTTATATCCCTTTTCAATCATAAACTCGCGCTGCTCGTCTCTTGCACTCGATTGACCCGATTCAGTATGATTATGCGCAAACTGAACGATATTGAATTTATAATGATCGAATGGAATATTCTTAAGAACACCGATTGAGAATCGACCACAGTCAATTTGCAAAAGATCAACTTCATGATCCATACACAATTGGTGGAAAAGATCTTCGTAGTTTACATGCATAGCGTCTGCGCAAATCACAGTATTGCTTCTCTTAGATGAGAAATCATACGCAAACTTTTCTTCTTTGTCGATTGATACGCCTTTCCAATCAAACTTTGTTTCGAGCAATGCCGTGTTATTATTAACGAAGGGATCGCAACTACCAAGCTCTACGTAAGTACCGCCGCGCTTTCCATTTAATAATGACAGCACAAACATATCTTGGAAATGAGCCGAATAGTTTTTATCGATTGTAGATAATCCATCGAACGTAAATTTGTATCGCTCAAAATCCGGACATTGATTGTAAGTAATTGAGTGTGGATAACCCACTTCTTGTACGAGCTGATCAGAAAGTCGCCTATAGTGTGGTCCTTTCTTCATTCTATATCTAAAGTTGAATAGCGCGTCTCGAGATGATTTTGAACCAAGCCATTTCCAATCTGATAATGCCTTTCCGTAATAAAATGCAAACTTGCCAGGATAGCCCACGTCTTTAATAGGATCTTCTAGATCATCGAGTTCAAGAGCTCTTAAACCATATTCAGCGTAAAGAAAATGATTCCTCCAGTCTCCCCATGATTCGTAGTGCTTCATCATGAGGTAAAGTGCTTCCGGTCGATTAGGTCTCAGGCGCAAAGCGTGTTGCAATGACATGAGTACACTGTGCTTACGATCTCTTTGTCGACGGTAAGCTTCGGCCATATACACCATACACTTATATTGAAAATCTACGTCTTCTTCTTCGATATCTGCTGCTCTCAAATAAAGACCAATCGCCATTGCGCCTTGCTCAAGCCTATCATATTCTCTAGCCATATCGAATATTTTTTGAGGATTCTTTGAATCAAGTGCAAACTCAGTAACTAACTCATTTAACATATTATCCTCTCACTACGAAATCAAAGAAAACCTCTTGCGGCATCTTCAATATAAAAATTCCATTGTCTTGGAAGCCATAAGAAATCAAAGCATCTGTCCCAGCAAATGCTAGGCCGGTGGCAAACTCAATTACGTGCTGAGATCCTACTCTCCAATCAGTCTGTGAACCCATGAAAGTAAAATCTTTAGTATGACTAATAATGTTCCAATCATCATCCCAAATGATTGCTCGATGAGCGTAGTGACCGTCTTTTCTTCCATGGCTATCTTTCATCAAATCAACTTCGTGAGTGATCGCCATTCTTCGATCTGGCGCGATTTGTACAACCTGAGTTCCGCCTCTTACATCACGCCAGAGTGTAGGATAGGTTCGTGTTTGTTCATGCACAATTTGCTCAGTTGTCCCATCTTCAATGTTAAACTTTACGACCTCTGTGGGATTAGTCCATTTTACGAAGTGCCATGGCTTATCGAGAATTGGCATCCAATTCTTTTCACAGTAAGATTTATTAGGCGGAGGAGCGGGGATAGGGTACCTTCCAATTTCTTGCCATATACCATCTACAAAATCTATTTCACAAAGCTCCATACGCCCAGTGCCTTTGTCGTCATAAGCATCTCGTCTTACACCGCAAAGAAACATTCGATCTTCCCATACAAAAAGTCGAGCATCTTCAAGGCCAATAAAATTCCACGTTGGCTTCGTGTTAAAGTTCATTTTAACTTGGCCAGCAGTGAGCAAATTCATATCAGCGTCAAGCTCACATACGATATTATGTGTCGTTAAGCTAATATCATTTTCTGGATGGATATATTGAAGAGGCCCATAACAATGGGGAAATTTATGATTTTCACTATGATGAAGCGTATAATTTACATGGCGAACATTCATGAATAATTTTCCATCTCTATTAAAGAGAGAAGGATTCATGATACCTGTTTCGCCTGTAAGTTCTTTAGGTAAGATAACGGGGTGAATTGACCCACCCCTTTTTAATGCGTAGTAAACGAGACCATGCAAACGCAGATCATGCATAATACCTCCATAATGTATAAATTCAACTCAGAAAATCAAGACCAAGGGAATACTTCTGTTTTCGTTACACCTTGTTTGTTGATTTTGTCTTGTATGCATTTATTTATAATTGCAACGTCAGCATCGCTCAAAGACGAAGAAATCCACTGAAGAACAATATCTTCAGTAAGAGATTCATATGCAACAAAGTCTGCTTCTGCAACCTCTTCAGCAGATAAATGAGTTTTTCCCACATAAGATGCTTCAACATCATCGTCTGTTGTGCCTGTTTTACTCCAACTAATTTGTATTACAGAGTCAGATAAAACAACACCATCTTGATTCGTCACATCTTTTTTGGAAATTTCTAAAACTTTCCATGAATAATTCATGAATTACTCCGGTGCAGCAGTGTTTGCACTTTCTCCAAGTTCGTCTTCGCTGGGCGCACCTGGTGTCGGCGTTACTGGCTCTTCAGGGGCCCAAGGCATTGAAGCATCTCTAATGTTATGCTCACGATCAATGTCTCTCTGCATAACTTCTACGATATGGGCGCTATAAACCCTATCATTATTAACAAAGTCTTGAATCCAGCCCAAAACAGTTTCTTCTGTCAATGACGAAAAAGATACAAATTCGCCAGCAGGAACGTTTTCAGCAGTAAAAGGTGTTGCACCCTGGTGTATAGCTGTGTGACCATTTGCATCAGTACCTTCTATTTTCCAAAAAGTCTGAACAACAGCATCGGTCAAAGTATCACCATCAGTGTTAACCTGATTGCGTACTCTCAAACCAGTCACTTCCCATGTATATGTAAATTCGTCGCTAAGTGCCATGTTTTTTAATCTCCGTTTGAATTTAAATCTATTTATTAATCTTCTGTTGCGCCGGCAAAATAATCGAGCGTCTTTAAATATGTGTATGCCTGAGTAACATAATTGTCTGGTGAATCAACATCAATAAACATTACACAGCGATGGTCAAGCCCCTCAGTACCAATATGTACTTCGGCCTCTACTTCACTTGCATCTATACCAGCCATACCAATAGGTTTCTGGTCATTTTCTCGAGCTTCTTTATTTGCCCATATAGTCATAAAAATTTCACCAATGTATCCTTTTTTCCAGTGAACCTCAGTTCCTTCGTCCCAGACTCCACCGTTCGTATAACCAGTGGGATCGTAAGTATCTACGGGTGTTTTCAAATCGTGCATTCTTTTATGCACTTTTACGTCCGTAACTACAAAATAGGCGTTTGGTGCTGACAATCCAGTGCCGGGAATTTCGTAAGATTGAATTAAGGCCATTTATAGGTTCTCCATTTTTTGCATCATATTATATACCATTTCTTCCAGCTTGTCAATTTTTTCTTGCTGGTTATTTATAATTTCTTGCTGATCTTTGTGTGCTTCAACAAGTAGGCCTACCATCTTTGGATAGTCAAGTGCATACTCATCGACTTCCTCTGCATAGGAGACAACTTCTGGTACGACCTCAAGAACTTCTTGTGCAATCATACCAAGCTGACGTCCCTTAAAGAGGTCATCACGCTCGTCAATTAAATCTTCTTTTCTTTCGTAGTAAACACCGCGCAATTGCAACACTTTATCCAAAGCATTATCAATTGTGACGATATTTTTCTTCTTACGTCTATCTGAGTAAGCAACAACGTTACCGTTACAATAAAGTGAACCATTAATACGTACACGATATCCTGAAAGCGTCGAAGATGAAGCAAAACCAGTACAGTTTCTGGCACGGTTATGATAGTATACCCAACGTCCTAGATCCTGAATATAGTAACCACCACTCGAGCTACCATCAAACATTAAGTGGGGTCTATATGTTGAATCAGAGAATGAAAGACCTCTCCAACCACTTCTAGATCCGGTGATATTCCAAGAACCATAGCTCGACTGGTTATTTGGATAGAAGGTAGCTGAGTTATAGGTGCTACGGATACCAACACCGCCACCACCAACGTGGAGCCATGTATTTGAGAAATTATGACTTAAGGTTGATCCCGAACCCCCGTTAATTTGGAATCTTACAGTACTACTGTTATAATCATTAAAGAATCGCATACCACCGTAAGATGGGTTAGCAGCAAATGACATACCAGTGTGGTATTGTAATACTAAGTCAGGATATGGATAACTCCAACTACCAGATTCCTGGAAGCCAAATGAGTATGCTGAGCTACTTCTTGTAATACCAGAGTTACCACCAGGATAAGGTGAGTTAATTCTGTTTGGAGTAAGCTGATTACATCTTGTAGTAGAGTTGCCATCAAAATAATAGCCTGCGCTATGGTCATAGTAGATTGCACCATATACTCTATTGTAGAAGTATGCGATTGCGTTGTTACTTTCTCTACCGATATATGCTACGTTAAGTGCATTTGTTCTACCATTGTCGTGAATACGTAAGTAAGAGCTGCTGTTATTACTATTCGAATCAAGTCTTATGTTTACGTCATTATAAGAGTTGATCGATATACTATCACTAAAGTTATTGTTATAGTCAGTCGATGCAATACCGTGGAAGCGATAATCATTCCAACCCGAGCTTCCATTGTTCATTGTAATATAAGAGAATCTATGTAAAGAAGAACTCCGCGAACTATATCCTTGAGCGTAGCCTCTACTCGTGTTCGAACTGAAGTAGCTCGTATTAGTGATAGAAACGTTTAGACGAGAAGTAGAGCCTGGATCTGAATAGTAGCTCGAGCCATTATTACGATCATAGAAAATATAAGCTCGTAATGTATTAGCGTAGGTCTGACCATAAAGTTCATGGTTTGAGTTGCCACTGAAAATACGAAGAGCCCAACCGCCACCACTATGCAATAATCCAAAACCGGAACCATCGTAGTATACGTAACCACGGCGACCTGTACTACTACCTTGTGAGCCATTGTAGCGATCGTAGAAAATAAGACCGCCAACATCACTTCTACCATCGATGTGCCAATAGACGTTGCCTGGACTATAGAAGTGTCTGCCGTTTGCCTGGCTATATAAGCCTCGACCCGAAGTATAGTTACGGAACCACCCGTAAGTATAAGTTTCATTACTTATTGTAGAATTCCATCTTGAAGTGCTTGCTGGGTCGGCATAATAGCCACTCGAATCAGTATCTACAAATCTACGCGCATAAAGGTAACCATTTGAACCACTTGGTGCGTCATTCACACCGTACATTGTGATGTGTTTCCAAGAGCTAAATGACGACCATGTATTACGGAATCTTAATCCTGCAATTGGTCCGCCGGCTAGCTGCCAACCATATCTGGCTGAGCCATTAGAATAGTGATATGCCTGCACGCCCACCCAGTGAGATGTACCTGAAGGCTGATTAGGTGGATTGCTCCAAGTATCAAAAAAGCCCGAGCCCCAATCCGCAACACGAGTATTAAAGTCTTGTCTACTCCAGCCTACTGCACCAGTCCAATAATTAGTGTCACTTGTAATAGTCGGCCTTGCATGGAAATAAGCACTACCACTATAGACAATATCTCTACTATGGCCTGGGCCACCAAGCATTGCTCTGGTTCTTAAACTAAAGCCATTAATATTAGAACTAAACAATGAAGCTGGATTTAAGTAATAACCTGTATTCGTCCAATCTGTATAGATCGTAGACGCTGTACCACCGGGATGTATGACTCTATTTGTACCCCAGCCAATGTTTCGACCAATTTGGAAATCGCTACCACCATTAAAGTAGACAAAAGATTTAACACTATCTCCACTATCGTGGATTGCCATTTCCCAAGTTTCTGAAGTGTTAGCAAGAATACCCACATTGATTGAGCCGGCCCATGATGTTCCATCCCACGCATAGTTACGATTAGTATGACCGATGTTCAAAGCACCTGGTTGTAAATTACCGGCCGCATAGTTAGAGTTCGCAATCTCACCATAAACATACATAGAGAGATCTTCGTTACCATCCCAGAAATATCCAGTCGAGCCGCGAGCTCTCAAGCGATTAACATCAACTACGTTCATTTGAGACGTAGAAGCAAAATCACCGTAAAAGCCGGGACTATTTCGATCTCTAAATCTCGTCGCGTCAATGTAGTTATTAATCAGAGTATTACCATCACCTCTGATAATCATATTCCATTGACCGTCGAGACCACCATCCATGAAGCGAATATCTTCACCACCCGAGGTAGCAATTCTTAAGTGGCCGTCGTTTGTATCTCGTACCTGAATATAACCACGAAGGTTGTTCGAACCTGGTGCACGCAATTGAATTTGCGCACCATTCATCATAGAAAGAGTGCTATACATGTCTATTGCAGCAACACGAGATGTGCTTGCAAAGTCACCATAATAGAAATCATTATCGCTATCGTAATATCTCGAAGCGTAAATATCTGCACCATGATTATACGTTACACCAGCGGTTGCGATTTGTCTCCACTGTGTCCAGTTCTGACAGCAATCTCTCAATGATCTTACTTGAAGAGGTGTTCTGTTCGTATTAATCCAGTCGGCTGCAATTTCAAATGCCTTTCCATTATTATTGAAAGACGCAGTAATATCATAAGTAAATGGACTACCCGAACCTCCACTATAAGAAGAGTAAATTCCTAGACCTGTACCAACTACCTGACTTCTTCCACTCGGATAAACTTGTCCAGCGTTGTC